ACTTCCTTCACCCATTTCTTCTGCTTCTATGGCGATAAGTTGAGCCAACGCCTGTCTTGCAGAATCGTAGGTTTGCTTATCAAACTTTAATAAGTCACCATCTGCATAAGCCTTAGAGAGTTCTATAACCTCATCGGCTAATACGAGCATGGCTTCCCTTTCGGTTATGTCAGGTAATTCTAGGGTATCTACTGCCTTGTTTGTTTTCTTTTTGTATTTGCCCCCACGCTTTTTGTATTCGCGTACTACCCAAGCATTAGCGTAGGCAGATGGGTAAACATCAAACTTTTCTTTGGCCTCGCGTTTAACGCGGTTGTATAATTCTTTATCTGCAGGCTCCGACCTACCGCCACCCTGTAATACATTTTCGTAATTTGGCTCTTTATCTTCTTTTTCTATTAGTTCTTCTACGCGTGACATTGTGCTTTCGCCCTCTGCCGACTTTGCTAAAACCAACTGGCAATTAGGATTGGCAGGGCGGTCTACAAGACTAACCTCAACAATTTTGCCATCAACAATGCGCCCATTAGCCGCTTTTTGGTCACGCACTACCCGTGGGTTTTTTATGCCAATACTGAATCCTTTTAATACGCCTGTGTCTACCTTCTTCACTGATACAGGGTCTACAACAAGAGCGTGTATGTAATGTCCGTCTGCGCGCTTCTCGTATTCTTTAGCAACTCCCGCCGCAATATTACTGTGTTGCTCACGAATATTGCCGCCTGTCTTGAACCACTCAGGCATTGCATTGTCTAGCCAAACAGGGTCACAAATTTGCTGGTCAATGTCTAATGAATCATCGGTTGCCTTGCCATACACCAATAGCGTGCCATCGGCATTTTTGTCTGCCTTTATAATGTTGAAATAAGCCGTTGTTAGATTAGTCATTGCTGCTTTGTCCTTTTTCTTTTCTCGTTTAGCGATTGAGTTAGCCCATGATTTTCCTGCATCGCCGCCCCATAAGAGCCATGCGATATACCCCGCAGAATCAACGCCCCAACCTTCGCCTTTCTTATCTACTTCGTGGCGAGCAAAATAAGAAACCATACGATTGACTGTTGATAATGATAATGCTTTTCCGTTTGAAAGGTCACGCGCGCGAGCCACTCCGACAGCCGTACCGCCCCGCCCATGCTTTTCGCGTAGTGCTAATCCGCGTTTGGCATTGTTGCGTACTGATTGTGGGGGTACAAAACCATCAGCCATTTAATCCTCATCTTCTATTACAGAAAACTTTGGTGTAACTGTATCAATTTTGTTGGTTCCTTGAACCGCCTCCCAATAACCATGGCTCAATAAATTATCCAATGCCTTTGAAGGATATTTTTTGCCCTCACTATCAACAATATGGGCATAGATAATGTCACCTACCGTCTTGTCATAGATGATTTTTGCGCCATCTTCTCTTGTATAAATTACGGTCATCATCAGCCTTTCGTTAGTACCACTTTGATGTCTAAACCTAAATTTTTAACTAGATTTTTTATGTCCTGATATGGACCTTCTTTTGCGTAGATAGTGTCTATATCTTGAATAGATACACCGCCTGTAACTTGAGCCTCAAAATAAGAGGCTATTGGTTTGCCCTCATTCTGTTCAGGCGCACCTTGTCTTTGAAAACCCATGTTGTCCAAATCAGGATTTTTAGCATTTATATTTTCAGCCAAACTACCTCTTGTCAAAGAATCGCCAATCGTTACTGTTGTTCTATAACGCACTTGGTCTTTTAGAACAACTTTGATTTGTCCATACTGACTTGTATTAGGATTCCAAAGATTTAAAATATTATCCCACTCTTGTTCTGCTGTAAGTTTTGGGGTCCAATCATGTAACGCCAAACTATTATTTGTAATATATCCATAAACAGGCCTTTGTTCATTAGGGGTTTGCAAGTCCACATCAAAAGTAGCCTTCTCGCGCATTTTGCGCAATTCGGGGTCTAAAAGGCCGCCTGAACGCTTAGATTCAAATTGATTTTTGAATTTACCTTCTTCTAAAACTCTAAACAAAGATTCTTTATTGATTGCAATAGTAACTTTGCCGCTTTGCATTGCATCTTTTACCCGTCTTGTGGCTACACTGGCATTTTGTCTGTAACTTTCTACGGCCTGTATTTCATTGGAATCAATCCAGTCGCGTAAAGTTTTTTCTAAATCTTTTTTTATTTCTTTATTTTGTAAGTAATATTCAATGCGTAACAAAGTGCCCTGCGTTTGCAATTTTGCATCTTTGTCGCTCAAGCCCATATTTTTAAATTTCTTTCTAAGCGGCCAATAAATATCTGTATTGTCTGCTTCACCTTGGCCACCCCTGGCCGCTACCGCATTAAGTAATCTATCATCATCAATATCAGCAGGCAAATATCCTTTAATTTCTGTAATCTCTTGTTCAATCTCTTTATTACGCAAAGAGGAATAAGACTCTGCAACGGGTATTAGATTTTCAGTACTTTCAACAATTGGGGGAGCGGTAACAATAGAACCCGCAGTATTTGCAGGGTCATCAAATCCAGGAATCACAGGAGCCAAAACACATCGGCAATGAGGGTGAGCAGGCGGTTGGGTATCGCCTGAGGGAAACGGTGCGCCTATGTTTTCTTTTATGTTTGCGTTTTTAGCACAAGTTACACAAGGGTCAAATACTAACCATTCATGTTGTTGCAATCCTGCATCTTTGTATCGGTTTACAGTTGCTTGAGATATAGCACGATTTTGTTCTGTGATTGCAATACTTAAAGCGCGAGCAGGACTTGCCACATGATTAGCAATAAGTTTTGCAGATTGTTTGGCATCTAATCCAAGATGTATAGCCTCGCCTAGAGCATTTCCAATTTCGGTTAAAGTCGTATCTGAAAACCCTTTAAATGTTATGCCTTGCGATTGGAATAATTCTTGAAAAGCGCGAGGTGGTTTTAGTAATAAAGCCGCTACAGCGTCACCCGGTTTCCATTTAGACCAATCAACAATTCCTTGTGCCTCTGCTTTTTGCGCTTCTTTCGCTTCCAGTAATGCTTCTCTTGCGGCAGTATCTCCAAGTGCGTAACCCTGTGCCCATATTCTTGCTAATACTTCTTTAAGTGGCTCAAGATTTGGGCGAATATTTACAATTGCCCACGCTCTTGCACGCAAGCGTTGTTGAGGTAGGGATAAATTTGTGTCAGGCATTGTTCTTGCGTAGCCCTCAAATGCGCGCTCTGCGTCAAATTGTTGGCGTAAGGCGGCTCTAATCAGTAATGCGTTTCTAGCCGCTAAACGCGCATCTGCCTCTAATGCGCGCTCCCAAGTCATGTTAAATACGCTTTTGCAAGCGCCCTTGCAGTATCTAAATCACCGTCAAATGCACAACGGTTTAGCGCTTCACCAACAATAGGGTCTAGGCTCTTAAACTCAAATAGTCGTGCGCGTTTTCCTTTTTGCGCCCATTTCATAAATGATTTTACTTCAGCCCTAGTTTCTGCATCAACTTCTTCTTCCACTTCTGACGCTTCTTCAGGGGAGATTTCTTCAGGCTGTTCATTGCTTGTATTAGGAGTAGTGGGTGTGGTCGGTGTGGCATTAGGACCTTCTAATGTTGGGGCTGAGGTTACTTCCTTAGCGTTAATAATTCCTTGAGGTGAGAACAAAAAGATGTCAGAACCAGTTACAAGCATTGGCATATCTGCTTGCGGTGTATCTAGGAGAGGCAGACCTAGTTCAGAGCGGCGTTCATTAATTGTTTTACCTGCGCCCTTTATTTCAATATCCGCCTTCCGCGCTGCGGATTCATTGTCCATGCGCTTGCTAGTCATGAGGCGGAACTCAAGTTCACGCGGCATGGCTAGGTATGTGTAACAAAGATTAGAAACCATCTTGCTAATCCATGAGGCTAGTGGAGCAACGCCTATTGCTTCTGCGGTTTCAGCACGCCCTTCTTCAAAGCCTTTTCCGCCCAATCCGCCCTTAGGTGCAAAACCAATTTCCGCAGGTTGTACGCCAAAGTGACCACAAATAGATGTAATCAAATAATCATCAAGTGTGTCTTTAAACTTTT